GGAGGGGGAAGATTATAAACCTCAGGCACAACCAAACGTGGTCGAGTTTCAACATAAACTTCTGGACGAGGCGTTTGAATAGTCGCATTACAACCAGCCAATACCAAACCCAAACTGCAAGCCAACAATACTTTATTCATGACCGTATCCTATTAATTTATACCCAAGGAGCGCCAAGAATCGTTTTTCTTGGATTGATAATAAGATCTAGCTGACGTTCGATATCAGCATATATTGGATCCATGTTCAGCTTAGAAGTTACCCATTCAATAACTATTTCTTCCGTCAATTCTTGAAATGGAATAAACGATTCTAGTTGTGAAGTTTCAAGAGTAATAAGCCCATACGCTTCTGCATTATTTTCTTCAACAGATCCAACCAAACGCCAGTGAATTTTTTCAACAACATTGTTTAATGAATCTAACTTTGTTATGCATTCGAATGGCCCAAAATGCCATGTGTAATTAATGTCCATTTGATAACCTCCATTTATTCTTTATTTATGGTCCTAACTCTAGGATTCGAACCTAGTCTTGATGATCCACAATCACCCGTGCTGACCAACAACACTAAGTTAGGATGGTGCCCATAGTAAGACTCGAACTTACAGATTACAGTGTTTGAGACTGCCGCCTTTACCAATTTGGCTATATGGGCAAATGGTGCTCTCTAACAGAATCGAACTGCTAATAGATGATTACTAATCAACTGTTATACCATTTAACTAAGAGAGCGTTGAAATGTATAATTTTTAGTTTCTTTTGGTCTTCCTTTACCTCTATTTGCACCTTTAAAAGTAGAAGTTTGAGAATGACAATTAGGGCAAATGTATCTAAAATTTAGTGAGCTGTTATTGAATGAATTACCATCTATATGGTCTATTTCTAAAGTTATAGGTTTACCATTCCATTCAGATAATTTACATTCTTCGCAAAAATAACCTTTTGTTTCTCTAAGATATCTAGAAACAATTGCTTTTGTTGGTTCGATCTTTCCTTCAACCCACAAAGATACTTTGTTTTTACCTTGGAATTCTACTTGACATTTATTATTACAAAATTTATTAGCAGTATTTTTCCTGTACTGCATTTCTTTATTACAATATAAACAATTTAACATAATAGGTCTCCTATTTCTATAGACCTATTTATAATTTCAATCAGCTCTACTAAGGCAGCGAAAAGAATAAGAAAATGAATACAAGAATTGGCATCCATTGTGTATATATCATAAGCCAAAACCAATCTTTGTAAGTCATTTCCTATTCCCTTTATTGGTGCCCGAGGAGGGATTTGAACCCCCAACATTCCGCTTCTAAGGCGGACGCCTCTGCCAATTGGACTACTCGGGCATTAATGGTGTTCCGAGAAGGAGTCAAACCCTCAACCTCTGGTTTCGTAGACCAGTGCTCTATTCAGTTGAGCTATCGGAACATGGAGCGGGCAATCGGGGTCGAACCGACGACATCTTCGTTGGCAACGAAGTGCTCTACCACTGAGCTATACCCGCTTATTTATGGTGTCCCGTGAGAGAGTCAAACTCCCAACCTCTGGTTTCGTAGACCAGTGCTCTATTCAGTTGAGCTAACGAGACAATAAGTTTTTGTTTCCATATCGACGTACAACTGAACTTTTGGATCAGTTATTTTTTTATCATCGACTCTAATAGCACCAGCAGCTATATGGCGACGAGCTTCTGTTTTTGATTTACAGAAACCTACTCTAACGCATATCTCAGCTAATTCCATATTTAATGAAGCTTTCTATGTGAAATGTAATAGTGATACGCTTCACCAACACGCTTCATGTATACATACATCCAACCACAAAGCATATAAACAAAATCACCATGTACTGTTTGCATCTGAAATCTCTCTTAAAATCTCTCTGTTAATTTCTTTTTGTATTTCATCTCGCAAAGCTTTTGCCAATTCAATTTTAAGCTTTTCAAGATACTTAGACTTACGTTTCTTCCACGATGGTCGACGTCTTGCTTTATGAGCCATAACATAACTCTATATTTGGAGGTGCCTCCCAGAATCGAACTGGGTTCTCAAGGATTTGCAGTCCCGCGATTTACCATCTACCTCAGGCACCTTGTTGTAGCAATTGCTGTTCTAAATCTTCTTGTAGTTTCTTAAGGAACTCCAAAGTTTCATTAATCTGATTGATTGACTCAGATCCAACTTTTTCAGCTAATTCAAAATGTTCGTCTACAAGACTTGTCAATTTATCTTTAAGTTCTTCTACTTTATCACTCATAACGTACTCCAAATTGGCTGGGGATCAAGGACTCGAACCTCGAACAAAGGAGTCAGAATCCTCCGTTATACCAATTTAACTAATCCCCAATAATTGTATTTATGTGGCAGGTGCGGTATCTGATTCATTGGACGATCTTAGATCCCGTAAGATGAATTTCCCATGCTCCTCTTATCGGTCAATTACTCCGATCCTACTTTGTCGCTTGCTGCAGCTGAGACGCTCTAGGCTTTCCTTACCACGTATTATGGCGCTCTCGAAGGGAATCGAACCCTCCTCGCCCCTTAGACAGAGGGGTCGCCTCACCAGATGCGTACGAGAGCATTTTAGGAGCTCACAGTAGGGCTTGAACCTACATCCTCCCTCAAGCGGGATTACTTACGCTTAGTAGATGTGAGCAAATGGTTGCAGAGGATGGAATTGCACCATCGTCCTTTTGGGTATGAACCAAACGAGCTACTACTGCTCCACTCTGCTATAAACTACGACAGTTCCGATATCACCCATCGTCACTGACAACCGTTGAGCAGAGTCCGACGGACTCTTTGTATCAGGTTGGACCCTGATGCTGTTTGCCTATGGTGCCCGCAGCAGGACTCGAACCCACCGCCTCCTGAGTACAAAACAGGTGCTCTACCAGATGAGCTATACGGGCGAAACTGGACTGTTGAGTAACTAGTGCGTGACGACATCATCACTCAACAGTTAGGAAGGTTCCCTAGCGCATTCAGGTTTACCTACAACTCATCACCTATGGTGGAGACATGCGGGATCGAACCGCAGACCTTCTGAATGCAAATCAGACGCTCTCCCAACTGAGCTATGTCCCCATATATGGTGCCTGAGGAGAGGATCGAACTCCCGACATCTGCTGTGTAAAAGCAGCGCAACTACCGCTGTGCTACTCAGGCTAATTTGGCGTGGGCTAACTTTAGGTGTACAAGACCGTAAGCTTATCTCTTATCGTACCCCCACACAGCACGATCGTAGCTACTCCATAAAAGTCATTATGATCGTGGAACAGCTAACAATCATAATCCAGCCAGGCACTTTATGTCCTAGCAATTGGCTCCCCGACTTGGACTCGAACCAAGGACCATTCGATTAACAGTCGAATGCTCTACCAACTGAGCTATCGGGAATTAAACTCTTAGAACTTGTAGTTCACACCAAGAGTTACACGATCTTCTGCCTTGCTTCCGGCAGTTGTCTTAAGATCTTCGGTGCGGCGATAGCGACCATCAAGGTCGATTGAAGTACTAATAGCATACTTCAAACCAGCGCCATAATTGTAAACGTTTCTGTTAGCATGTGGCTCGTTACGATAACCAATACCAGCAAGAACGTAAGGAGTTACAAATCCTGTGTCGTAATTTACAACAGAGTTAACAACGAAAGTATTAACGTCACCTTTTGAGTAGTCATAAGTTCCTTCGCCAGCGACTGTAATGCCAGCAAAACGATAAACGTTATAACCACCAACAATACCGATTGCCCATGGGCTGTTCTTGTTGATGCCATCTGTTACAACGAAACCGCCATTTAGACCACCGTAAACATTCTTTTCGGTGTCAGTTGCAACTGGCTTTGCAGCAGGTGCAGTCTTTGAAGGGAGATCTGCAGCATTTGCAGCTGTGGCAGCGACAAGAGCGACAAATGAGGTAATAAGCTTGTTCATATTGATTCCTTTTTTGTTGTTACACTATTGATAGTATATAGTGCTTTGTATTTATAGTCAAGCACTATTTTGGTAGACCGAGAGGGGATCGAACCCACGACAAACCGATTAAGAGTCGGTTGCTCTACCAACTGAGCTATCGGTCCTTAATTCACGAGGGTTCCACAACGAGTCACCCACAACCACACTTGGTCCTCTGTATCGGATTTGAACCGATGATCTCCGCGCTTGAAAGGCGGGTATGTTTGACCGCTACACCAACAGAGGAAATTCTGCCCACCGTTAACTGGCTCCTGACTCGCCTACCGGCTTCTTTAACATCGGTTAACACACGGTGGCATGTGCCGATGACAATCCCAGTTTCGTTTATCTCGAGAACCACGAAACTAGCCTGTTATGGAGGAAGCGGTGGGATTCGAACCCACGGGAGACTTGCGCCCCCGCTAGTTTTCAAGACTAGAACCTTAAACCACTCGGTCACACTTCCGTATAAAACTCCAGCTCGGAAGCTGGAGGTGCAAGGCGACGTATCACACAAGCGTTGATAAGCAAGGGTACGTGGCTCACACGTTTGCCTGCTGCCCCTTTACAGCGCCCTCAAACGACACTTTCCTGGTCAATGGAAAGCACTGAGGCAAGAGCTTCTCGGGTCGACTCAGAACCACTTGAGATAACGACTGATCCGACAAAAGACATCTTGGTACATCTTGGTCCGTGTGGAGAGGTTCGAACTCCCGACCCTCTGGTCCCAAACCAGATGCGCTACCAGGCTGCGCTACACACGGTTATTATTGGTCCTCCAACGAGGTATCGATCCTCGGTCTCTCGATTATCAGTCGAGTGCTCTACCTTTGAGCTATCGGAGGCGTACTTGGTGAACTCCCTGGGACTCGAACCCAGGACCCACGGATTAAAAGTCCGATGCTCTAACCAACTGAGCTAGGAGTCCAATACTTATTAGGAGTGATGTCATGTTATAGATATGGATAGACCTACATACCGTTTGCTTTACTCTGTGATCTTATTTCAGGTCATGACTCCTATTTCGATCACAACTCAGCATGCCTAACAATTTTTCCTAGGATGTTAGACCCCAGCTGTGCACTGCCCAGGAACACTGGGATTTTCCATAACACCACACCTAATAAGTTGTTTCTTCAAAGAAGCACCGTGTCGTAAGAGATTTGCACTCTTTCCCAACGCGATGTGTCCTATCTATATAGACGAACGACCTACAGCTTGTCGCGAACAGCCGTAGTGATGCTTCCGTGAAGAAACAACCTTTCGATTGTTTCAACTAATTTCCAACAATGTCAAACAGCGTATTCAATAAAAAAGGCGGGACTTTTTGGGTCCCGCCTTTAAAATTCCAATTCAGGAACTTTTAGACGAGACCAAGCTGAATGGCTTTGTAGCCTGCAGCAATTAGCTTGCGCGATGGAGTACCAATACGGTACTTGTTCTTTACATGACCCTTTGAATTGGTCTTTGCATTAAGATAGATGCAATAACCCTGTTCACGAAGGTAGTGAATCACACGATGAGGATTACCGGCACTGAAACGAGCGGCAATCTGCTTGGCGGTGAGTTCCTCACCATTCTGAAGGGCAGTCAAAACACGAGCAGTCTTAGTCATTACATTTCTCCATAAGGTTCATTATTTAGTTAGTATACTTCACTTTTTAGTCAAAGTCAACAACTTTTTTCAAAGAATGTCAACAATTCTTCCGTCCATATCAACAGCTCTTACCCTTTGGTCAGGAAACCTAGAAGAGAGCTGTTGCATCTCAGATAGGATCCTCTGAGAGTTGTTTTGAGTAACATGGTAAGTACGCCAGTTACCCGTAGTGTCTTGGAGCTGAATTTGTACCTGATCCATTAGGACTTCTCCATCTCCACAGCCTCAGCAATAATATCGTTGATCTCTTGCACAGACAAACAAACGATCTTAACCTGAGTATAGTCGTCATCGAAATCACGACCATCTACTTCAACCATATATCCGTTGTCATACAGATTTACAGTAACAGAACTATTAATCTTCTTAAGCTTATCACTGATCTTCATTAACCTCTCCTCGACTTAGAGCCAACTTGTGTCATGTCTGTTTCGGGAGTGGCATACTGAAGACCACCCTTATTGAACAGAGGCATGACACGACTTGCCTTGGCCAGAATTTCCTTACGGACATGTTCTGGTTCTTTATGGAGGTTGCTCATAAGACTACGATCTACACAGGAAGACGCAGAACCCGACATTCCTGCAGAGACGTAACCACTTTGATCAACCTTCATATCATTAGTATACCGCTGTTTCCATTTAAAGTCAAGCACTTTCTTATCGGCTTTTTTTCCGCCAGTCATATACTGGACCCAGGCTTCGTGCTCGGCGCGAGCTAGAGCTTGGCGTTTGTTATTGCTTGGCTTACGTTTACGGGTGGAAGTTGTGCTATAAAATGCTGGTAGAAGATGCATCGTCATCAGCCACTCCTTATTATTTACATAGTATAGCCTATAAGGAGACCAAAGTCAACAGTTATTTTTCAGACGCTATGTCGACAATTTTTTCTAGATAGTCGTGAATTTTCTTCTTAGCACGATCGTATCTATGTTCTTTTATGTAGAGGAACTTATTAACGTTACAGTATTTTTGCTCATACCACATATCATCACGAGAATCCATCATCTCTTCAAGAGCTTCCATGAATTCTTTTATGTCAATTGTCTGCGGCTGTGACATCCTGATCCTGCTCCATATTCTCGACGATGATGTATTTGGCATCTTTATCTAGTTCGGCATATGCTTCTAGCATCTTGCGAACCTTATTTAGTCTTTTAATAACATCTAAGACCGTCTTATGGGAAGCTGGATCGTTGTAACCTTCTTGAAGATCGAGTAGAGCAGCATCAAGGTTTGAGTCAGCAGAATAGTCAATATGGAACTTTATTTGGGATCCATCGTTTTGCATTTCCTGCTGAGTAACTAGTGGTGGGAACAAGATGGCTTTAATCTGCTCGATCTTTTCCTCTGCGGGTGTTTCAATTTTTCTCTTAACTATCCAAGGGAACTTCATAACAAATAATTACCTCACTTCTTTTTACGACCCATATTGTACTTAGCTTCAAGAGTCCATTCATTCTTTTCTTTATGATTGATGATCTTAATCTGACTCATAGAAGCTAGAGGATCCTTAATAGAATCTGCCTCAACGACCTTCAATAGACCCCAATCCTGAATAAGTTCAATGATTTTGTTACGGCGACCCTTGTCTTCTTCTGAAAAGTTAGAAGGCTTACCATCAATCGCGAACATCTCTTTGAAATGTACGATGTAATATTTACCTTGCTTATGGAAAATATGACAGGACTGATAGAGTTTCTTTTCTTTGCGGGAGGCAACGCCAATACGAGTAAGAGTTTCTTTAATCTTTAGGAAATCTTCTTCTTCTGCTATCTTGACCTCAATTAAATCTCCGAGTAAATCATTCATTTAACCCCACCTTTTTCTTGTTTTTTTCTAATCAATTCAATCTGATCCTTACTCAGGATCTTGTACGCTTCTTTTGCACGCACAATATTATATTTATAATAATCTTGAATTAAAGAGAGGGTCTTTGATTCTTGCTCAAGTTGTTTCTCGAGCTTCTTCTCGGCATCTGTTTTCTTCTTACCGTAACGCTTCTGTTTACGGACACTATTAAAAAGAAAATGATAATGCATCTTATCGGAAATATGATGATTGAGATTCATCTTTTGAGCAACATCAATAGTATCCCTATGCATAGATAGAGAACTATTGGTGCGCCACTTGTTATACTTAAACTCTTGTGGTGTATCTAAATCTATCAGTTGTCTACCAGAGTTGATACTATTCTCATAGCACCAATCATACTGTTTAATTACTGGCTCAACTACTTCAACTACCTTTTTCCTTGGCTCGAGCGTCACATCCAAAAACATTAAACGAACTCAAGTTCTAGCATCACATGCGCACAGAATGCAGAGAAGTTAATCTCTGGGTTGGCAGAAAATGCATTTTGATATTGATAGGTCGCAATATGCAAAACAAGAAGAGGGATACTATCGCTAGTGAAATATGAAGAAGCAGAATCATAGAACTGATTGAAAAGAACATTAACATCAGTATCTAGATTATTCTTGACCCACTTTCGAACTTCGGTAAAGTCCTTATCCTTCATATATGCGATAAGTTCGCGGATATTCGATTCCTGCATATTAGCAAGGATACCAGAGTCAATCGCACCTGTTGCAGAGTAACGCTGAAGCTCGTTCAAAACACGTCTCCAATCAGGGAAATGCTTTTGAATTACCTCTGCGACTACAGCCTTATCATATGCAACGGATTCAGTTTCAAGGACGTTAACAACTCGCTTCATGAACTGCATGGCGAGCTTGCCCATATCCTTCTTGCTTATCTTGAAATCAATGACAGAGCAGCGAGAGTGGAGGGGTTCAATGATTCTATTTTTGAAATTGCACGTGAGGATAAAACCGCAATTCCTGGAAAACTCTTCCATAAAATTACGGAGTGCTGGCTGAGTGGAATTGGCGTTGAGGTAATCCGCTTCATCCAAGATGACGTACTTACGCCCTCCAGATAGAGATACTGAACTGGCGAAGTTGAGGATTTCATTTCGTAGAGTGTCGATATTGCCATTCATAGATCCGTTAATTACAATGTAGTCACAACCAAGCTGTTCAAGCATAGCACGAGCAACTGTCGTTTTACCAACACCAGCCGAACCAGATAGGATTAGGTTAGGGATATTCTTTTGATCAACAAACTGTTGAAATGTTTGTTTAAGCTCAACAGGAAGGATAGCCTCCTCAACAGTTTTGGGACGATACTTTTCTACCCACAAAAATTCTTCAAGCATAATTTATCTCCATAATATAAAAGTGGGAGGAGTCATTATAACTCCTCCCGAATCACAAGTCAACTAAAAGTTGACGTTTGCTCAACGGCGATCCAATATTCGACGTCGCCGCCGATAAAATGCGAAATACCACGAGAGCTAATATTCACTTCATATTCACCAGGAATAATTTTAATATTTTCAGACTTAAAGATAGCCTTGAAGGTCTTAGTGGTCTCTCCGATAATTATAGAGTAAAGATCACCAGAAGGGTTCTTTGAATCTGCTGCTTGTAGATAAATATTTTGACCATCACCAGCGACAATAATTTCAGGAAGACCAAGAACACCAGCCGCACGTTCAACGTCTTTCAAGTTTTCATTAATAAGCTTGAAAGAAACATCGATTGAAGGAAGATTGATTTCCTTCTCCGGAGGTTTGGTGATAGTATTCTCATCAGCAGCAACATAATGAGTTTTCTTGCTACCGTCAGAAATATCAACATACTTATCTGAAAACTTCAACTCAGGTTCGTTGAAAAGACTAAGAGTTGAAATGAACCTATCGAGATTATAGATAGCAAAACGATCAGTGAAATCAGTAGAGACCTTAGCCTTTGCCATAATCGTCTTTGAAGTAGAAATAGTCTTCAAAGTATTACCTTCTACTATCAAGATAGAAGGATTAATCTTGGCAAAGTTCTTAAGAATGTTAGTTGTATTTGTATCAATTTTCATCAAGCCGCTCCATTCACGTTAAAGATGCTAGTTGCATTTTTCATAATTTCAAAAATTTGCGACGGTGTTTCTTTACAAGACATAACCTTGCCACTCTTAAGAACCAACGCTGTCACATTAGGGCGATCATCATTAGCTGTGATAATCATAGAAGGTGGTCGGTTATACCTTTCCATAACTACGATCTCACAGTCATCAATCCAAAACTCATAGTTGGGTTCTGGGTGTGTCAAACGAATCAACATATTATACTACCTCACTTCTTTTTTGGCTTACCGCCAAGCTGACTAGGATCTGCTGTAGCCGATGCACCGATTGATGCAAGGTCCGCAAGAGAACCACCAAAGATATAACTACCGACATGCTGAAGCTTCATCCATGGGCAGAACCATGTTTTAATATCAGCCTGTTGAGCCTTCTGACAGAACCAATAATCCTCAGAAAGATAACGCTTAGAAGCAGGATCAACTTCTGCCTGGAAGAACATCATGATCTCGCGCGAACCATCAAAGTGTTCAGTACGAACATGGTCGGGACGATAAGTATACTGAGGATAAGCATCTGCGAACTTCTTCATTGCCTTCTTAGTAACCATCATGAAACCAGTTCCGATTTCAAGAACCTCACAAGGCTCGCTGATGGCAATACTCTGCTGCCCACCCTTTGGGTTAAACACGAAATCGCCAACGAACTTTTCAAGAACGTTCGGATCATCATCAGCAACACCCTTATCAACGGCACGCTTGATCTTTTCCCAGCTGATGCACTTCTTAGGATAAGGACCGCCAATAATCTCGTACTTATCTTCTTCTGCTGCCTGAAGAGCCATCATGGCGACAACGTCTTGTGGATTATAACCGATGTCTGAGTCAATGAACAACATATGCTCTGCATCAGAGCGCATGAACTCATCACAGCAATAGTTTCTCGCACGAGTAATCAAAGACTCGTTGAACAAGAAATACATCTGAATAGGAATATCATACTTCGCAAAGATAGCAGCCAAGTCAGCGGTAGACTTAGCAAACATACCTGCGCACTGGCCACCATACATTGGGGTGGCTATAAACAGCTTACGCTTTCTTAGTAACTCAACATCAATTTTAATTTCCATTATTTAACATCCTTATAGTGATCATTATACAAACACATAAGCGTGTAATGCAATACCTTCAACAAGTCTTCTTTATTATTGCCATTCTTCTTACCATAACGCCAAAGATACTTTAGAGCTGTATTACGGAAAGTAGGAGTAGCATCATCGAGAGCAATCCAAACATCAAAACACTGAATGTTATTTTCTGTTTGGTAGTGCTGACCATATGTATAATCTATATAGTCGTGAAAATCTGAAATTATTCGATCTTCGGCATATTTATAATTAATTCTGTTCTCGACAGTCTTACTTGCCAAAAGACTAATAAGCTCTTCAATATTCCTATGTTCTACACCTTCAGTTACTGCTTCTTTATATTCAGTTTCCATAATAATTCTCCATCATATTTTTTATTGCATCGTAAACGTTTGTTTGTTCTTCATATGTATTATTAGCAAAAGTTTCTGTATTAAACATTAATGCGAAATTAGACATAATGTTTGAAACTTTTGTTTCACGACCAGCTAACCAAGTTTCATTTTGATTAGAGCCTCTTTCCTTATAACGATCTTGACGAATTGAACGATCTGTCTTAAGATAAATCAAGCTAGTGTCATAAAGGTTTACACAGTGTTCAAGGAACGAAGCTGTAAATAGTCTATCGCCCTCAAATAATAGTATACTATTTTTTGTCAAATAAGCAAGGAATTTTATTGCCTCTGGTTGAACTGCCATAGACATTCTATCGGTGCCGGAAAATACTTCACCGTCTTCATACTTACCAAGGATATAGATATTATCTTTTTGTAGATACGGAACCAACTTAAATTCGTTATACTTTGGTTCAGGTTTAATATCTTCAATGATACGTTTCATAAGAGTAGTTTTACCACACCCAGGCTCACCACCAATCGCAATAACTTTCATATCTACTCCATAAAGTTTTCAATGCCTTTCGGCTTCATAAAATCATTTTCAAAACATTCCCACTCTTTATCCATCATAATAACTTGACCTGTAGATAGATAGTGGTTTTGCTTTTCTTTCGAAAGTCCAGGATCTCCTGGCGTATTTTCTTGTCGTAGATGAGGGGGAAGACAGTCTTTTCGCATTTCCCAGAATAAATCAAAGTTCGGACCCCACTCTGACTCTGCATATCTAATACGATCATGAAACATATCCATATAAACGTTAGGGTAACGACGGTTGGGTCTGTGCCATGACTTATAGCAACAGAAAGTTGATTCTAGTGTAAAGTAGGAAACGTCTTTATAGAGGTGACCGAAACGAGCCTTGGCTTCTTCAAGGAGAAGTTCGCCTTCCTTCTTCAACCACTCTATAGTCTCGGGTTTGTATTTTAGATCCTGCTTCCACCAATCTAAGTCATCGCGACCAAGAACCTTACAAAGACCATTACGGTGAGAACGTGACCCATCAATATCATCAAGGAATAAACTACTACAGTCTAAGTTAACCCCTTGAATCCTAAGATATTCTAGATACGAGAAAGCAGAGAGGCGACCGAAAGACATAAAGTTAGAACGAACATAGTCCCATGTCTTTTCGAAGTTTTTATATTTATCACCAGTATTATTAAGTTCATTAAACATATCTACCTGGGACCCAAACTTATCTACGTTCTGCTTATAAGAAGCAACGCAGTTTGGAAACCCAGTTTTACCATACTTAAAATATTTACGATCAGTATCCCATCCAGAACCAGCCTTGAACTTATGCTGGTTTTCTGACCACCATTCAGAAAGCTGTTCTAGTTTAACTTCTTTAAGATTAGGGTATTTTTGAAAGATAAAATAAGTTGTAACTATGTTTTGAGAGCATCCATTGATAAAAGCAAACCATAGCTTTGTTTCCATATCCATCTTTAGTTTATCAGCCAGCCAAGGAAAGGCAAAGTAAACTGCGCCTGGATGAGACTTATATTTCAAATGATATTCATAGAAACGCAAAAACACTTCGCGGCGATAACGAGGCTCGCGAAAGTCCATACCTTTTGTTAAATTTGAAACTTCTGGTTGATTAGTAAGTTGTGACCAGCGTCCAATTAGTTGTTCAGAAGAATGCGTCAAGAGTACTCTTTTCCTCTCCAATAAAATAAAACCCATCTGCGTTTGTAGCGATAGGAAAACTAGAAATAGTAGTACTGACTAATCCTGGTACTGCTGCAAAATAAACAGCATTAGTACCTCTAATTGCAGCCCTCTTTATAGTATAGCCGAAATTTTTAAAAAGCCAAGCTGAATATGCATTAATGTAGTCGAATTTTGTTTCTAGTTTCTTACCTAGGATATCACCATACTTCTCGCCATGAATAGAAATAGGATATGTAATAGAAGTATCTGTCCATACAACTAGTCTAGGATTGGATTCAAATAACTTATAGAACCCATCTTTCCACTTAGTTGTGACCTGAAGGATACTGGAGTTAGGAAGATCAAGGAACTTAAGATCAAAATTATGATCTTGCATCAAAGATTTTTGAGCGTCTTGACAATTTACAATTACATTGTAATCCCAGTCAATACTAGAAAGATGTTCAACGCAGCCTTCGTCTAGCTCTCCCATAACATGGAGCTCTAGATTAAAAAGTTTTTGAATCAAAAGACTTTGTACACCTATACCTGCCATATACTCGATAGCAGTATAGGTTTTAGTCATATCAATAATATCTTCAAGGAGCCACTTAGTAGCCCAGCACTTAGCCGAAACCATCTCTGGGTGTTCGGCAGCATAATGAAGATATGAGCGATTGTGGAGGCTTACGTTCTCTTCGCTTTTAAGATCGAAGTTAAACGGAAGCTTCCACTCATTACAAATTTTAGCTATTTTCAAATGAATCCATCCAATGTTGCTTTCTCTTCTTTCTTATAAGGATCTGGTATGTTATGTGCACTCATATAATCATACCATTCCTTGTCTTCCCACATGTTAGGTGATACGCCATTCCAAAGAGGACGCTGAAGAGGGTGATCTTTATTCAGGCGACGATCGTCAACGAACTGCTTACGAAGGTTTTCATATTCGTACGATTTAAGATCTAGCATCTTCTCGCGGAAGTATGCAACGATTGTCATACGATCATTGTCATCACCAACAAGCTCGTCGTTTCCGTGGATTCCTTCATGATTATTGACAAGCAACATATCACCAGGCTGGAGATTAATAGCAATCCTGTACTCAGGGAGAATAAACTGACCGCCACGCCATCCCTTACCTTCTGGACCAGTGACGCCACAAATATTGCTGAATCCAGTAGTAAGATCCCCAGCATCACGGTGGCAGGCAGTGCGCCAGTTGTGGTTAACAGTAAGAGTAGTGAAGACAGTGTCAGAAATAAGGAATCGTCTGTCAAGTCTGCTGGCTTGTTCATTTTGAGCTTTCCATCTGCCAGGAATCAGTTCGCGAAATTGATCATTAAGCTTGTGGAGATAGGGATAACATTTCGCGAATGTATCATAATGTTTTTCGGTATAAGAGGTCGCACGACCATAGGGAATGCGAGGATAACGATCGAAATATCCAGCAATACCAGACATAACTGTCTGCGCATAATTAGTTTCTGAAATATAAGTATCGTTTACGAAATTAGCTTCGGCGATCTGCTCTTCGCGTGATTTATTATGAAGACCCGAAACCCACTTTTCAAACCAACCATGATATTCAGGATAAGCTTTAGTTACCTCGGAACGAAGCCACACCCTACCACGAGTTTCCTCTTTAGTGTTATTTTTATGATACTCACGAATTGACTCAATCGTAGTACCATCATCAATAACATTCAAAGGACGACCTATGAAACTCAGGAGGTCTTCATGTTCAGCAGTAACCCAATCACGCCCACCACGACCAGTAGCACCCAGCATGTCTCCTCTGGGTCCAGCCGCAAGACCACGGTTTTGAGATTCTGTCGCAGCTTCTCTAAGACCTGAATAAGCAGCATCCTGTTCTTCTTTAGTGAAAATATTTTTACGATACTTGAAGATTAAGTTATTTTCATTATTTTCGCCAACTTGATTCCAGGCATAAAGATCGCAATCTGTTTCAATAACACGATCATAGTAATTATTAGATACGAATGTACCAAGAGTTTCCTCTGAATCGATCTTTTGACGAACGAGTAATTCTACCATTTTAATCTCCTGTGCTAGAATTGTATATTATATATACGACAATTATAGCGTAATAGATGCAATTTTACAAATATATTTTGTGTGTGCTTTATCCAACACACTTCTGATATCAGGAGCAGTCCAGCCTTCTGGCTTTTGAACCTTACCGTCTTCGCGACGGATTACCTTGCCATCGACAAGCTTTGCCATATTGCTTCGATGGACCTCAGCAAAAACATCGTCCAAAGGAATACCGTAAGAAACGGCAGTACCACAAGCAATATAGATAATGTCAGCAAGGGCATCAGCAACTTCAACAAGATCATTGGCGTATTCTGCATCAGTAAGTTCATTAAATTCTTCCGTGATAAGCTTCCTACGAAGAATTCGCTCTTCTCTATCAGGAAACTCTGGCTTCTCACCAATACGTTGCCCGAATGCCTGATGAAAATCTTTCACGTCTGTATAAAAACTCATTGTTTGTTCCCCATAAGACAAATTGCTTCGCTACCACGAATAGGAATAAACGAACCACCAGCAGTAGTGCACTTATCCATAGATGCATAATATCTTTGATTTGTATCAGTAGTACCAAGATAAATTGCAGTTAAAAGACCTAAAATAATTACTGTTCCGCAGGTCCATCCAATAAACCAGTCCCATTCCCAACTACGCATTGATCCACTCCGGAGGTTGTCTGTTAGTCCACTTATGAAGGTTTGACTTGCCCATTATATAATAATTTCGATAGTTAGTCAATGGGTCATCAGAAATAATATACTCTTCTGCCATACAAGAAGGCATCGGGGTCCAATCCCAATCTTTAAGATTTTTAGGAGGGGACTGCAGCATATACGAGATCTCACCATAACACTTGTGCGTTTTACCGTAACGATGAGTATACTCGCGCATAAGAGCATACATGTGATCAACAAGCCAGTCATAATTTTGAATAGAAGTACGACACCAAACTGCTGATGGATGATTGATATGTGTTCCAGCATACAAAACATTATCCCTAGCATCAGGAAGAACCCAAGAAGTATGTTTACGATACTTTGGTTGTTCAAGAGTTCCAGGAATAAGGCGCTGACGTTCTTGTTTTACACCATCAAGAACTCGATGAGCTGTCGAGAGCAACTGGGCACTCTCGAGAATCATTTTAACAACATGTTTATCTACCATCCACTCAGCGGCTTGGACTGGGTCATGATCAACGTAAAAGATGTTCACCGTAAACTCCGATAGCATTGACTTTGAGAGTGGAAATTTCTCCTCGTTTCCACTTCTTCATTGCTATCTCTTTATGATACTTGTTTGCACGATTAAAGTAAAGCCTTCCGTCTAAATGATCTAGCTCGTGCTGAAAAATTCTGGCGGTCATACCGATGAATGTTTCTGTTCGAGTATCACCATTAGGTGTTTGAAAACGAACACGAATATGTTTCGGGCGCTTTACCTTAACAAGCAATCCAGGAAACGAGAGGCAACCTTCTTCGAGAATAATATTTTCTGCGGACGGCTGCACAATCCTAGGATTGAAACATACAAAATTCTCTGGAGAGCCACGCATAGCGAATACGCGATAAGGTACTCCCACTTGATTGGCAGCAAGCCCAAGACCGTTCCAATCATACATATTTTTAACAAGTTCATGTGAGAACTCAATCGGGTCGAACGGTGGTTCCTGAAAGTTGAACGGTAGACACTGGGTCAGTAGAATCGGGTCGTTGCTCTTCACTAGTTCCATTTTTCTTTTCCTTCAAACTATATGTGCCATCTTCATTATCAATCCAAAATAATTCTGTTCCTTCAATCCACCCCATCTGCGATAGCAGGTCTGTTGGGATAGGAAGGATAAGCTCTCCTGTTACTGGATCCTTTTCTAAATTTACTACCAATGTCGTATCACTCCTGCTATGATGAACATGTTTGTTATGATATACGATAAAACAATAATGGTGCGCATAATAGCTACTTTATCTGATTCACTATCTGTTATGCCATCTTTTCTACCCAAAGCTTTAGCCCAGAGTCTCCACCAACGCCGCATTATACCACCCGTGAGAAGTTCTTGTGCTTTTCGAATTTAAGTACCTTAGAGAACTTATCGTAAAGCTGATCTGTCTTATGACTTATTATAAACGTATTCGTGTCCGAAGTCAAGTTAATAATAATCTTAAGGAATTCTTCGGTTCCGTTCGAATCTAGAGAAGAATCAAATACCTCATCCATAATAAGTAGATTAGTACTAATTGAGTTACGAAGTTTAGCAATAGAACGCCAAGTAAACAGGATCGCAAGGTTAATACGCATTTTCTCACCTTCAGAAAACGAGGCGTAAGAAAACTCATCTCTGAATCTAGATTTAATTGTTTCGTTGAACTCCTCATCGAGTTCGAACTGGACAAAGAAATCCATAGAACTGAGATACTTATTAATGAGTTTATTAATAACAGGTACATACTGCTTGATAATCCTTGCTTTGATACCACCATCTTTTAAAAGAGAAGAAGCTGCTGTAAGAACCAATCTATCTTCGTTAAGTTCGTTGGAGCTTTTCTTAAGATCGTTCATCTCTTTTTCAAGATCAAGTATCTTAGTATCGTCCTGAATAGCAACCTTCTTAGTAATATTCTTTATTTCATCTTCAAGGGTATCACGATATTCAATCAGCGAATTTGTTTTAGTTTTTACTCTCTGAATTTCCATACGGTTGTTATTGATTTCCATATGTACTTCCATAATACCGTTCAGACGGTCGTTTGTTTCTTCATACTGCTCAATCAACTTTTCAAGAGCACCTTCCATCTCACCAAGTTCAGAGTTCTTATCCGAAACTGTTTTAGTTTTAAACTCTTGATCGATAACTTGTTTACAGGTTGGGCAACCATCATGTTTACTAAAAAAGTTAAGATCCTCTTTGATCAATGCACGCTTGGCTTCGATCTTATGCTTTAGTTGACCCAACTGATTGATACGCTTACTAATCTTAGGCTCGTCCTCGATAGACTGCACAAGTTCTTGACGCTTATTCTCGTACTTCCAATACTCGTCGTTTAACGCATCAATTAGCTTATCTGTCTCTTCTATCCTTGATTTCTTTTCAATAATTAACTGCTCGTTATTACTTTGCATCTCAGCAAGATGTGCAGTAATCAACTTGATCTTCTCTTCAATCAATTTTCTATTGTTATTATTCTTTACAATATGTTCGTTATTAAGCTGAACCTTATCTTTCAAAAGTGCATTCATCGTTGTGAATATTTGAAGATCAAGAAGGTCTTCGATAATATCACGACGCTGAGAAGAACTCAGCTGCATGAATGGCTGAAAGGTAGCGGAGCCGAGAACAACTACCTGAGAGAACGACTTATGGTTTACCTTGATAATTTGCTTCTCAAGTATCTCCTGATAGTCTTTCATCTCGGCAGACTGGTTTAACAGATTACCGTTCTGATATACTTCAAATACAGTCGGCTTCATACCACGAATAATTTTGTACTTATTTACACCAATAGAAAACTCTATCTCAACAACCAAGTTTTTTTGAGTGATAGAGTTAAGAAGCTGTGGCTTATTGATCTTTCTAAATGCTTTTCCGAATAGTACAAAAGAAAGCGCATCAAGCATAGTTGATTTGCCAGCACCATTCTCACCAACGATAAGCGTGGTGTTATGTTCATTCAAATTAATTTCAGTAAAAACATTACCTGTAGAAAGGAAGTTTTTCCAACGTAACTTTTTAAATATTATCATTCAACAGCCAAAGCCTCATTGTACAATTCAACAATTTTCTTTTCTAGCTTGTCCTTATTAACAGTTTTTTCATCGAAACCATTAATATACTTTTTGA